TGTTGCTAGGTACGAGCGAGTGGCTTTTTATCGTAGGTGAGCTTCCTGTGTCGATCGGATCGGCATTTTTTAGCATGGTTTCAAAATCCATGCTCGCTTGTTGGTAGAAAGAAAAAGTGGGGTTCATGAAAATCACGGCGTCTACCTTCCTTACACTCGGCGATAATCCACGTGGAGAGGTTCCTGGTAATGGCTCTGAGGCTCGGTTAGGAACATTGGTTAACGCGGGTCGCTTACTGATCGTGTGTCATTCTCAAGTACGGGTTGATCGCGAATTTTGGCAAGTAATTGCGACAATGGGGAGCTGTTTGCCCGGTCCTATTATATACAAACTGAATCCGTTTTGATGGATCACAATCCACAATATTTCCCCCTCCATGTTACCACATATGTCCCAATCGTTAGGTGACAAATGCATTGGGTAACCATCGGCATGATGTTTTGATAAAGGGGGATCGTCGTGAAGTGAGGTCTGTTGGTTTAAGGTGGATATCCGGGGTCACAACTCGACCCTCACACAAGTTGCTATCTTGTGAGTACAATATTTTAACGTGTAAACGTACGGTTTGTTGATGCAGTGTGGCCTTCTCTGCAGAGTTTGTTATACTTGTTTGGAGTTCACTCTCCAGGTTTGCTTGTGGTTTCCTCACACGACGTCAATCCGGGTCGTCACCCAGATTGAGTCAATAACGGTAGGTGTGTGTTTAATTCGTGGAGTTCACTCTCCGGGTTTGCATGTGGTTTCCTCACACGACGCGTCGCATGCGTCGATTAAAGAGTCTGTATGGTCAAACAACCTCCTTGATCGAAGTTGTAAACGCCAGCAGGCGTGGGGTCGATGATCTGTACCTTCAGTTGGAAATAATCACCGGGATTAACCATCTGAATATACGTGTGAAACGGGATCAACTTAATCCCGTCGGGGTCGAGTGTGCTGCTGACGAGAAAACTACCTGCGGTAGGTAAACCATTCACAAATACACCGAAAGAGTATGAAGCACCACCGGTACCATTGGTGCAACCGAGCGCGATGGACCCATCCAAACGGTAGGATCCACATGGGAGTCGGTAAACATCAAAATTTGGTGTCGGTCCGCTTTCTTTCGTCAAACCCAATCCGGTAAGGAGGGGGTTCAATTCGTAATTGATGGTTGTACTTACGCCGGTCGCAGGTATGGTGCCAGGATTTGTCTGAAGCTGGTTCACGAAGGTGTAGTTAGGCGGAACAATTCTGATTGGCTCAGTTTGTGGACTGAAAAATTCCACCTCATAGTGCACCCAGATCTGCCCAATAGGGCCTTCCTGGGCGCACGAGATGGTGGAAAACACAAAGTTACATGCGTCATATAACTGAAGGTCACCTGCAACGTTACCACAACGGATTCGTTTATGTTGCACTCCGTCAAACATCCTGTAAGGAGGTATGTTGAGTGAACAAGATTCGAATACTCGAGCGTTGCTTTGTGTCTCGTAGGTACTTAAGCCTTGTAATGACGATGGTGGAGCTGTGTTTGGGTCGTATTCGGCAGCGAGGTAAACGCTGCCAGGGGTGGTTACAACTGCCTCAGCTGGGACATACACAAAATTCAATTTCTTAAACTTGTATTTCTCCCAACCAGCGGCCTGTGTGGAAAGCCATGTATAGATGAGCAATCCAGGGTTAACAGAGTAACGCACTGTGGCGAATTCTTGGGATCCGTTGACAGTAGCGATCAGTTCA